TTAGTACCTATATCTATATTTTTTTGTACATACTCAATACCATCTTTATATTGAGTATTTTTTATTCCAGGAAAGTTTACAGCCATATAATCGTGTGCATTACTTACTTTACCATCTGTAAAATTTATTGCGTGTAGTTTACCACCAACATCTTTTTCACCATCTAAATCATAAGTTGTTTTACCTGCTGTTAATGCTGCTACTGTTTTACCATTATGATCTTCATATAAGTTAAGAACTTCTTTTCCTATATCTTCTCTATTCATAGGGTTTCTTACATAAGCTTCATATTTTTTAAAAATAGGATTATTTATTTTTTCAATATCATCAAAGTTATCTACTGTTATTCGAGCAGAATCATTACCTTTCATATATGAATCAAAATATGTAAGAGCTTTTTGTGTAGGTAATTTTCTCATAATATTATAAACACGAAGTATTTCTGTGTTTTTTAAATCTTCATCTAAATTTTTATTTAATTTAATTCCAGAATATCTATTTGTTGCTACAAGTGTTTCACCAGCTCCACCAAATACTTCATTTAAATTTAAAAAGTGTGTACTAGCTGTATGATTATTAATGTCTGCTACACTTCCTAAGTTGTTATCAACAATATTATTAGATTGAAATATATAATCGTTTTCAAAATTAGATCTTTGTTCATTAAAACCATCAAGAACCATTTGATCATTTCTAGCCCTATAATTTTTTGTTGCAAAATTCATATTAGCTAGATTTTTTTGTGCAATTATATTTGCAGCATAATCTCTATATACTATTGGTGTATTAGCTAATGTTGTTTTAGAAAAACTATCTACAGCATTTTTCATACCATCTGGATCAAACTCAAACTTTTTTTGTAAATCTATATAATGATCTCTAGTTTTATTATTGAAACTTACTTTAAAATCTACAGCTGCATCTGCTTCTGCTACTTTTCTAAAAGAATCTATAGCTTCTGATATTGGCTTAGATATTTCAGCTGCTATATTAGTATCTGCAAATTTAGGTATACCAATATTATCAGCTAAACTTGGTTTTAATTTTACAGTTCTTTTACCTGCTTTTAATGCCATTAACTTGATCCTTCTGTTCCTGTTCTTATTTTACCAATTTTAGTTGCATCACTATCTAAACCATATTGACCTACAGTACCACTTTCGTATTGTTTTGCATAAGATGCAGTTTTAAATCCACCAGCTATAATACTTGCATAACCACCAAACTCTTTTGCTTTACCCATTACTTTAGTTGTATATATTTGACTTTCAATTTTTTGATTACCACGCATCATATTAAGTCTTATATTACCAATGTCTTTTTGTGCTATTCTATCTATTTCTGTTTGTACAGATAAGAAACTTCTACTGCTATCATTGTAACCAGAACCTGCTTGTATAGCTCTATTAATTTTTTGTTTCTTAATAGCTTCTTCTCTAACATCATTAGAGTCTTGCAAAGCTTTTAAACTATTAAACTTTTTTTCTGTTTCGTATTCTCTTATACGAGCTTTGTTAGCTGCTTTCTGAGCTTGTA